CCGCCCTTTCGGGACTTACGGTTTGGTTATTGTTTCAGAGTTAAGGCATCTGAAAAAGTTTCGTATCGTGAATCTAACGTCTACAACTCATAGAGGAGGTTTAGTGGAGAGAAGCGAGGCAACTCAGCTTTTCAAGTTCGTGTGCGAGTGATTTCACTTGCTCACTTAAGGCCGTGATTTGTCCATCACGTGTTGGTTCTTTGCTTTCGAGATCTGGTTCACATTCGACTGGACATGGTTCTACAAAATGAATGCCTGCTGGTAGAGGACGAGGTCGACACGTTTCGGTCAATTGGCCGATGTGGTCCTCGTCTCTGTGGAGGCGATCAGGATTTGCAGCATCAAAAGATTTCAATACTAGATTTGGATTAGCGCCGGTTGGCACAGGTTCGTAAAAGTCGACTTCGTATTCGACGTAAAACTTACCGTATGTCAGAGCACTAGCTACTGGCGAGCTTTGTACTGCGCAGCATGCTATCTGGTATGATTGTTCTAATGTACCAAAGTTTTCGTCTACTCGCCAAGTCTTGGTTCCACGATGGGTGTAATCCATTGTAGTGGTTTGCCAGACTGGGAATAGGACACTATGGTTAAACTCAAGTGCTTGCTGCTGCGATGGTTGCGGCAACAGAGCGGTGTCTAATGCGTTGGTAGACATACCAAGTGCGATGGAGCCTTGGGTCTGGCTCCCGACTTGTGGGATATATGTCATCCTCAAATTTCTTATAGCGTAAAAATTGAAAGTTAATGCAATGTCTTGGAGCCGGAGATCAATCACGATGGGATTGATGGCTACCCAAAACCTAGCGGCTCCCCCCGGTACTGCGGAGAACCCCCAGGCTGCCGTCTGCGTTGATCGATTGATGACGTCGAACGCGAACAGGCCATTGCCTCTCATTTTCAAACTTCTGGTGTTATCGTAATCAGCCAGTGCTTGTGCAGCACCGTTGAAACCATACCCAGAGCGCGGAATAACTGCCCCTTCGGAGGCTGGAACGTTCACTACTGACATCGGGCCCTTGCTGGTGATGAGTTTGTTCATCAGTGCAGGGGCGGAGCGAATAGCACGTTTGACGCGGTTGCGCATCCCTGTTCGTGCTGACTGCTTGGGAGCCAGCACGTATTTCACGGACGCTTTTGCTTTCTTTTTGCGGAGTAATTTCACCATGTTATAATTATTCCGGGGACGGTATCGGGTCTTCCCATGGACTCTCAGCCAGTTTTCTCTGCCTGCCGTTCCGCTGTGCGCGCCTTACATTGCTGCGTCAACCATTTTCTCTAACAAAATGTGATGTAAGTAAGACGATTGGCCACCTGTTTCTTCAAGATGGTGCCATATAAAGCTTTCTAATTCATATACTTCTGGTTCGGTCAAGTTAAAGGCATCGCAGAACCAACCCATGGTCTGGGCATTTGGTTCGCAGTTGCGAGACGTCAAATTGCGTACAAAGTTGTCCGCAAATTTCGCCTTACTACCCCATTTACTTTGTCCGCCGTACCAGGCTGAATATACCCTAGCAACGGGCATAATATTCAGATTCGGGTTGCCTAAGACATTACCTCTTAGTCGCGCTTTAACGCACTTCTCGCCCAAAGTTTCCTTTTGGTGCGACCACCCGAATTTAGCCATAAAACGAACTGGGTCCGAGATGAGTAGCAGTGTGTCCTTGCCATTACGTGAAACAGGGACAAACCTGGAAGAACAATACGTGACGTCTGTTGTTCTATCCCTCACTAACATCTCGGGCTTCAGCCCACTTTTGGTTATAAACTCTTCTATGAATTTCCAGTACCTTAGTACTTCAGCTTTATCTGCTGGCCCTTTAACTGCTGCGACATTGTCGTCGCCTAAACCTATCATATGCATCCGATACTCAACCCCTTGAGTCTCGTTATACACTAGATGCGCTGTGTAATGGATGAGAAAATTCAGAATGGTGTTGCCCACAGACGTGTTCTGTGAACCTGATTTCCTCGTTCCTCTCACCGAGTATGAGTGGAACCTTCCATAACCGACAGTCTTCAACTGGTGTAAATATGTAGCTTCGGCACTATTCGACGGGTTTAATTGATCATAGACGGCGTGCTCTACCTTGAGAGCCGCCACTGATTGTGTGGAATCAAAACAAGAAAAGTCATCCTCGGCTAACCACCAACCTTCTTCCACGCTGTGGTCGAACATCCACTGTCCTATTCTCTCGTTTGTCGCTCCTGATGTGTAGCCCCAGATGGGCCAGTCACGATCTTCGGAGTTTATATCCACCGCCAAAAACTCGTAAGCGAGAGCTTTGGAAACGGATTGAAAGAATGGGCCAGCGAATATGTTGGCAGCAGGATTCATCATACCTTGAATCCCGCGAGGTGCTTTTTGTTTGTGTCTATGTCCTACTCGTCGTAGTAGCAGTTCCTTCTTCGTAAAAAACGAAATGTGGTGTTCTTTTCTGTTCATATGGTCTGGCATAATCCTAGAACCCTCGATATACTCACTGTACAGCCTATGTTTGGCCATGTCAGTCTTTTGTGTCTCGAGCCAGTTCGCAAGATTGTTCTTTTCATATCTCCTTTTAATGAAACGCGTTACCATTGGAACAGCCAATTTTCGCACAATGTCCCATGTCTCTTGGACTTCAACCGTTACCTCTATAGACTGTAAATGTCTGTTCGCTAGAGCTAACCCTTCGTTGACCTTGTTAGAGGCATCAACTTCGGGGACCACATAAGTGAGTCCTGGTCCGATTAAAGTGTACAAACCTGAATCCTTATCTTGGAACTTAACCTTGTCCCTTAGCTTAACCCCTTCAGGAAGTGGTAAAGCCTTCAGATCGCACGTTATACATGGAACATATTGTAGGGGTCCTGATTGCGTACTCAATGCACTTTCCCCTAGCCAAGTGCACGAATTATGTAAGATTTGCTCATGATATTCGGCCAACGGAGGACGCTCCGTGCCATGAGATCCATGGTTGAAGAATTGAGGTTTTTCATAAACACATTTTCCTTTAGAAGACACTGGTTTCCACAAATAACCCTCCCCTTCGCTTTCATGTGGCAAGGGATCGAGTTTTGCGCAGTCTTCAAAGTCTAAATCAGCGACCGGTCTTTTTGACAACACGACGATATCATCGTCGAGGTCAGCTGGGACAACCGTATTGTCTTCCAGCTCTTCAGTGGGTGGTTCGGAACCACTCTCGCTAATGTCGTATTTATTCTCTTCATCCAAGCTTACACCTGATTCACAGACGCTAATGTGGTCAGGTGGTAGCAGGGCTACTAATGTTGGAGCTTCTGGTGCTTCCTTTTTCTCTTCGGGAACTTCTTGAGACTGTCCACCGCACGTGGTGGCAGCCGCTGTTATCCCCGCGCTAGCCAGAATTGGTACCCCGAGCACTTTTGCTCCTACTACCGTGGTGGTGACTGCGGCTTTTAAAACCAACAAAGGAATCGCTGCTGGAATCAACGCAACGCCTGCAATCACCGGGAGGGTCATACAAAATTTCGCTATCGGACTTGCTGCCACAAAACTGTCGCGTACACCCGTCAAACTGGGCATAACGAACCAGTGTGGTCGTTCAAAATCCAACAAGCTATTAATGTAAGACATCGTCTTAGTCTTGCGAACCAAAGGGGCCATCAGAGAAGCTTCTTCGTCTGCCCCTTCCAGGAATGCGCCAATAGTGGCACCTGTCACAGCGTCAGCTTCTTCCAAAACCGACAGACTGCCGTCCCTAACCATATCCTTCGTCATGGATTGCACCTTTTGCCGTAAAGCTTTAAACGACAATGCATCTCTTTTCTTGAGAGTTATTTCAGTGCGTGCCCTGGCGAAGAGGCTTTTGGGAACCTGGTAAGGTTTTTTCGTCATGTAACCAAAAATAATATGTTGCGGCGCTAACATAACATTCTTAAAGGAAACTAAAGCAATGCGTTCAACTGCCTCGAGTTCAACGGTATCGCCGCCTAAAACGTTCAGGCTTTCCTCACTAATATCCAATGTCGTTGTGCCAACTGAGCCTACGTGTGTCAATGCCCCACAAATGGGGAAAGGTTTTGGTAGGATGTGGTCTTGAAACACTTCCATCCTGTGCAATGAGCTTTCTCCGTACGTTTGTATACGGTTAACTACGAATTGCACACCTTCGATTATGAACACTTGTTCATTAATCCAATCCCCTGAGGGATGCACATATGGCGTCTCGTTGCCATCAACAGTCATAACAATGCCGCCCGGGCCATATGACCATGTTGCCTCTGCCTTTTTCGTTTCTTTGTTGTAATACATATTACCTTCAAGTTGTCTAAAGTGGTGAGCGACTATATATCCGATACGTTTCCGCGTCTTCATAATCACTGCTGCTGCTTCTTCTTTAGTGAAGTAATAATGTGAATGCACCCACATGGCGGTGTCGAAGTTCTGAATGTGATCGCACTCTTGAGCGCGATGCTTACAGGTATTAGCGAGTTGCTTACCCATATTGTGCCTCTTAACATCCACGGGAACTACAATTGGCTCACAGGACCACACAGCTGGATTCTTTTCAGTCCAGTGCGTGCCATAAGTTACTCTGTGTTCACGCAGATGCCGAGACATTGAGCCTCCAATGTCGATCGTTGACATGGATGCTTTCTTCAGAATCTTGAACGCCGATGCTTCGGCCATCGCTCTATCCAAATTTAAGTTAGGGTGGGGCACATCTGCGTGGCCTCCGGAACATAACTGGTAAAATGGTGGCGGATATCTTTCCAACATGAAATCGTCTACTATTTGGTTTACATGCACTCGCAATGGTTGGCTTATGTATCCGATTGCGACTCCATGGGAGTCCAGAGCGCGATAACGGAAGCCACTATTGACTTTGGACGGTTCGTACTTACGAACTTCCTCACTCCTTATATCACTAGGAGATTTAAAATTTTGCGTTTTCTTCGGACCTTGCTTTACACCTGCACCCCCGGTCTTACTCGGTTTTAAGGGCACAGTAGTTTTCCCGTTCGTAACGGCCGGGGTGTTGAAGCTACCTTTCGGTACACCACCAACACCAGCGGTGACGTTAGTCACGGGGTCTACATCTTTGATGTGGGAC